TAAAATTGCTAGATTGTTTAATAAAAAATTTGAATATAGATTTGTTTAGGTATAACCTTAAATAAAATTTACAATATAGTACTATTATGTAAAGTATATTTGGTATAATATGTAAAGTATAGCATGCTTTTGTAAGTTATATTTGGTGTTATGTATATTATAATATATATTTGTGGTATAAGACGGGAGACAAAAAGCTGTGGAATATAACCGTTAGGATGTCCATTTCAAGTTCTCCCTGAAGACAGTAAAAATAACTGGCTCACAAGACAACTTAACATTGTGAAGGAGGGAATGCAGGATGGTTAAGCATCCGTGGCATCGGGTAGACTACTGGAGAGATAAGTCTATAGCAGAGGAAGGCAGGTGGGAGCCTCTGTTTTATACCATATTGGGGATATAGATCATCTAATATGTAGTGTTTTTGAAAAGTAGTTACCTTTAAAGGTATAAATATTATGAAAAAAGTATTATTATTAGCATTAACAATTTCCTTAACTGGATGTAAGAAGGAAGAGTACACATTACCATGTACTTGTAAGGCAATGTATCTATGGGAGAGAAGGTACAAGGACTCTATTGATGTTCAAAGTGATCCAGGTTGGTGGAATGGTGATGGGTATGACAACACAAGACCTAGGTATGTTTATACATATCATTGGGACACTGTATCAAGTCCTATATATGACAACACGGCAGACTATCCATTCTACTGTAAAGATACTTTCCCATTGGGATATTGGATAGACACTGTAAATGAATTTAATATTTATAGCTATAGTAGACAAAGATTATTTTGTATAGATTAATACCTACCACGCTTCTGGGTTGGGGTGTCACCCAGCCGAGCGTACCAGGGTAGGTCTTTTGCAAGACCTGTGTATTTCATTACATAGGCTCAGTACCATGCATGCATCCCGTAAGATCTGCTGCTTGGTCTCTCCGTTATTGGGAAAGCAGAAATGTATAACCACTAACACACCCAGGTAAGTCTCTCTGATCAAGAATTGCTGCCTGGGTTTTTTATATCATAAATAATTTATATATTTGTATTGATGAAAATTTTTGCTACGGTTAGGTAAGAAAGATCCTTAGAAAATATTCTAGGGATTTTTGTTTGTAAATAAAAAAAGTTTATATTTGTATAAAATAAGGTACAGTGGCTGAGTGGTCTAAAGCAACAGTCTGCAAAACTGTAAAGCCATAGGTTCGAATCCTATCTGTACCTCAAACTAAAAACCAAATAAGTATGTCAGAAAAAACAACAATTCTAGCTATCCATATCCATAAGGATCAAGGAGTAGAAATTGAAGTAGCCTTAGAGAAAGGTGAAATGAATGCAATCACTTTGATTGGAATTCTAGAGCAAATTAAGTTTGATATGTTAAAAGATCAAATGTTTAAAAACATTGAGAAGAAAGAAGCTCAATATGATGCCTAAGTTTATGCCAAAGTTCTATAGAAAAAAACCTGTAGTCATTCAAGCAAAACAATGGACAGGTGACAACTTAACTGAGATGTTAGGTTTTTGTGAAAGATGCTTTAGCAAAGGTGAGGTAAACAATTTAGTTGTTGTAACTCTAGAAGGGGATATGACAGCTACAGTAGGAGATTATATTATCAGAGGTGTTAAGGGTGAGTTTTATCCTTGCCGGGAAGATATATTTAAATTAACATATGAAACAGTTGTATAATGGAAGAGAACACAAATGTAAATGAAGCTGCAGAAGAAACAGTAGGCTTTAAAGAAACAAAGATTTTATCTTTTGGTGAGTTATTAGTAGGTATTGAATTCAACCCTTCTAATGATGACAAGGTAGCTAAAGTAAAAAGCCTGATGGCTGAAGTTGCTAATATCATGTTAGAATCATATGAAGAAAACGGAAAATCTCCGATTAAGAGTTTGTTATTTGACCATGCAGTAGGAGAACTAGTAAGTGCACAAATGGCAGCAGTAAAAGTAGTAACATTTAAAAATTAAATTATGTCAGAATTTAAAGTATTAAGAGGCCGTACAATCTTAGTTGATGTACCAGTAAGAAAAGAATCATCTATCCAGTTATCTGAAAAAGATGAAGAACACATTATGCAAGAAACAATTAAGTTGTGGAACAAGTTGAATGTGTATGCAGTAGGAGACAAAGTTGAAGATGTAAAAGTTGGAGATAAAGTGTATGTCCGTACATCTGCATTAAACTTAGAAACAGTTGAAAGACTAGAAGTTGGTGGTACAATGAAGTTTGTACTTAGTGAAATGGATGTTGTAATAATTTGGTAATCATGGATACTAATCATGAAGACTTTCCATATGTAATGACAAGTTCAGCAGAACATGATTTGGTATGTAACCAGTACAATGAAAGAAAAGGTATTGCAGAAAATCCTACAAGACCTAATCATTATGGTGGAGCTGGTAATGTATATGAAGTGTTTAACGTACTGGAAGCGTGGGGTTTAGATAAAGACTTCTATCTTGGTAATGTAATTAAGTATGTAGCTAGAGCTGGTAAAAAAAATAAATCTAAAGAAAAAGAAGATTTAGAAAAAGCTTTAGTATATTTACAAAAAAGAATTGACTCACTATGATAATTATTAAAGCAATAGGATGGTTTATAGCAGTGATACTAGTAATTACTCTTTGGGCAGCTTCAATAAGTTTAACTAAGCCTGTCTATAATCCACAAAAACATATGTGGGAAGAAGATTCAGAAGCAAGATTTATGAGCAATGTTGCTATAGCTTTAATCATCATTGTTGCTTTTACAGTTGGTTATCTATGTGCATAAAAGTATTCTAGTATTTGTTACCTCATTCAGCTAGAAAATTTAATCCTCAGTTTACAGGCTGAGGATTTTTTTATTTCAAATATTTTTTGTATATTATACTGTATACAAAAACATTAGCAATGGATATTTTAAATTTTATTTCTTGGATAAAGGGTGGCAGAGTTGTTACTTCAGTTGATCCTACACAAACATTATTACCTGTTGGGTTAAAAGATAACCGTAGAGATGATGGTTATTTAGCTGGAGCAATTACAGTTGAAGACTTTGCAGCACAACTTAGTCCGTATAAAGTATATACAGCTATATTAAGTCAATCAGGAACAAGTAATCCATCAGATACTATATTAATGAATACTATTGATGTAAATTTATCTTGGGAATATTTATCAACTGGACAATATAGATTATCATTACCATCTTTTCCAAGTAATGGTCCTTTTATTGTTGGTAAAACATTTGTATTTATTGGAAGTGGTAAAAATAATAATGTTCCCTTGTACGCAAATAATAATACAGCTATGGGGGTTCTTCAAAATAATGCTATAATTGTTAGAAATTTTGATACTTCATTTGTACAACAAGATAATTTTGAAAATGTATCAATAGAAATAAGAGTTTACTCATAACAAATAATAAACAAATAAAATCATGGATATTTTAAATTTTATTAGTTGGATCAAAGGAGGTAGACAAGTTACTACTGTTGATCCATCTAAAACTCTTTTACCAGTAGGTCTTAAAGACAATAGAAGAGATGATAGTTACTTAACTGGAGCAATCACTGTTCAAGATTTTGCAAATCAATTTGGTCCAGGACCAGCAGGACCTGCAGGACCAATAGGTTTAACAGGTGCTACAGGCGCAAATGGTTTACCTGGACCAGTAGGACCAGCTGGATTAACATGGCAAGGTGCATGGGTATCAGGTAATTCTTATGTTGCAGATGATGCAGTAGGTTTTGGCGGAGCTTCTTACTTTTGTATTAATCCAACATCAGGTACAACTAATCCAAGTTTAGATACAGCAAATTGGGCATTATTAGCTTCTCAAGGAGCAATAGGACCACAAGGAGTTCAAGGAGTACCCGGACCTAATATTTCAGGATTTAAAGCTATTGGTGCAATTCCAGAAGGATCTGTTGTAACAGGAGGTATTGCATTAACACCATATATTTCAGGAAGTATTTTAGTTCCTGCAAACACACTTGCTACAAACAGTGTTCTTCAAACATCATGGGGTGTATATCGTACAGGTTCAGATGTAGTTCAATCTCAAATTTGGGTTAATACTTCTAATTCATTAGTAGGTGCTACAAGAATTGCTACTGGTGCTAATCAATCAGCAGATGGAGGATGGTTTAGAAATGAAAGAGATTTTCAAAAAGTTGGTAATAAAATATATGGTTATAATTTTCTTCAGCAAAATGCAAATGATATTACATTTACAAGTAACATTAGAAATGAAGTAACAATTAATCCTACTGTAGATTTATATATTATTTTTGCTGTATTATTAGGAACACCTGCTGAACAAGCAACAATTAATAGAGTACGTATAACAGAACATTCATAATTTAAATTAAAGATATGTTAAACAATTTAACTAACTATCCTGATCTAATTAGATTAAAAGCTATTGTGGATGTACCACAAGACACTGATTTAATTACATTAGGTGTAAGAAATCCAAACTATGATGGTAATTATAGACCAGCATTAAACACATACCGTGATTTTGCAGATTCTATTTTAGCACAAGTTGTACCAGGTGTTGCAGATGTAAATGCTGCATACACACTATATGTAGATTTAGTATATGGTAATAATGCTACTGCAGAAGTTGGTTCATTAGTTAATACTTATAAAACTATTGCTGCTGCTACAGCTGCTGCTGTTGCATTAGGATCAAGTATTCCAATCATAATTCATTTGAGACCAGGTCAATATAATGAAGGTATTGTATTTAGAGATAGAATTTATTATTATGCAGAAAATGGTGTAGTATTTTATACATCTGGAGCAAGTGATTCTGTTTCTGATCAACAAGCAGTATCTGGATTATTTGGATATGCTCAGTTTACAGGATCGGCATCTATTACTTTAAACTATGGTTGTAATTTAACAATTGAATTTGATAAAACAGATAATGCAACAACTAATGGATTTTTTCAAATTGTAAACGGAAATGCATTATACTTTCCTAAAATTAATATTAGTTGTAATAGTTTAAAAACAACAGCAGCTAATGCAAATGGTTGCCGTATTAGAGGACAAGTAGATATTAACTTAAATGTTAAAGAATTTATTAGATCCCCTTATAGTGTAATTGATGTAAGAGGTCAAGGATCTGTTACAGGATATACTGGAAAATCAAATATTACATGTCCTACAATAGTTATAGAAGAAGGTGGTCAATTTGGTAACAATGCTTCTTATAAGCAATGTTTAGTTACTTATGCAGTAGCAGCAACTTCTATAATTACTATTAATGGTAACTTATATAATGAAGTAACTACGGCTACTTTTTTAGGATCTAATAGTGGATGTATTTCTGATTGGACAACATCTAATGGGTACACATTAAGACTTAATGGTAATATTTATGCAGGAACTCAAAGAGCAATATTAAACAATAGTGGTTCTAAACAATTTGTTGAAGGAAATATTAGTACTACTTCTATTGTTGCATCTGTTAGTGCAGGTAGTACACAGATTAAAAATTCTACAATTGTAAGAGGAGATAGTACAGATGCTAATGCAATTATTGGAGTAGGTGCTGCAAATTTATATTTAAATAGTTGTACTATTTATAATGGAGATGCTGCAGGTGGATTTAATACAATTAGTTTAATTTCAGCTTCATCAAGAGTTTATGCTAATAATGTAGTTGGTCAACATGCTAATGCATCAGATTTCTTTATGTCAGGTGTTGCAGGTTCAAGTGCAGGTATGATTAATGTACAAGCTACAAGAGCAAATAACTCTATCACAAGTTTATATACAGCAACAGGATTTACTCAAGAGGCAAATATAATAGTGCCACAATACATATAATTATGACTACATTTATTTCAGCAGGTCAATCAGATATCACAATTGAATTAGTATTAGTTACTAAAACAGTTGATAATGAGACAATTAACTATACAGTTACTAAAGATACTTTATCTACAGAAGATCAAAAAACATATGCAGATTTTGTAAATGTTTTTGCAGCAAATACTACAACTATAATTAATAATACAGATGATGTAGAAATGAGTAGAATGACATCAGAAATCATTAATGAAGATGTAGTAACTCTTGATTACACTACACTATCTGATAAGGATAAAGAAATTTATAATAACTTTTTATTACTAAGTTAATAAATTTAAACAATAACTAGAAGACCTTAGATTTAAACATCTAAGGTTTTTTGGTTTATAAGATATTTTTTTGTATATTATATTATAAACTTATATATGTATAGCCATGTTAAATAACTTAACAAATCTTTATAATCTTATAAAAACCAGACAGATATTAAAAGCTCCTGTTAACAATGCTTTGGTAACTCTTGGAGTACAAGATTCTCAATATGATGGTGGATATAAACCAATGGCTATTACTACAGAAGATTTTTTATCTGAGTGTGTACAATCTGTTACAGGTTTAAACACAGATAATACAGATCCTCAAAATCCTATTGTTAAAGTTTCAGTTGATAATAGTTCTATTACAGGATTAGGTACTCCGGCAAGCCCTCTTGTAGCAAATATACCAGACACATTAAATTATGGTTTATTTACACAAACTGTATCAAGTACTCCTATTACAAATACAATTGTTGAATCTAGTTTAATTGGTACAGGAGTAGGAAGTTTATCAGTTCCAGCAAATGCATTTCAAGTTGGAGATTCATTTCATGCAAAATTAATTGGCCATTTATCATGTAATGGTTCAGCTACACTTAGACTTAGAGTAAAATCAGGAACTGTCCTTTTAGCTGATACTGGTGTAATTAATATGGAAGCAGCTACTAATAAACATTGGGAAATAAATATATATTTTACAGTAAGAACATTAGGAGCAGTTGGTGTAGCGTCAATAGCATCTGGAGGTATATTTTCTTATACTAAGAACTCTGGGACTAATTTTGAAGGAACTAATTTTAGTATTATAAATAATACAACTTTTAATACAACAGTTAGTAATACATTAATTGTTACAGCTGAATGGGGTGCAGCAAATGCAGCTGACTCCATATATTCTGAAATATTTACATTATCAAAAACTTATTAAATTATAAATTATGTCAATAGGAAATTTAAAAGATTACGGAAACAAAGGAAATAACTTTCCGTGGCAATATAAAATGTTATTAGGATTAGATAAAATCTTAGCAGCAATATCAGGTGGTCCAGGATCATTCTTAGCTCCACAAGTTAGAGTTCCGCATTATGAATTAAGTACTTCAACAGGTACTACTTTATCTGGAGCATTTAGTTTTTCAATAGCTAATGTAGGTGCTGCTGACGGTACAATTTCTGGTAGTATTATTAAGCCAGGAGTAACTGTAAACTTTGATGCGGGAGCTTTAAACAATACTTTAAACAGCATTAACTATAATGCTACAGGAACAACATTTGTAATAACTTATATATCTTAAGAACATGAGTACATTTATACAAATAGCTGGGTCTAGTGCACCTAATAATTCTTGTATTACGGATACATCATTAATTGGTGCAGCAGGATTACAAACAAATGAGATTCAAAATGGTGACTATCTTTTATTTTGTGGATCAGGAAAATTTGGATGGACTAATGGAGGATGGGATGCTGTAGTAAATACAGCTTTACCTGGTTTTGTTACTAATGTAAGAAATAGAAATTTAAATTCAGGAATTACTTTATCTGCAGATTTATTTCCTGGAGACATTATTAAATTTTCTGGTACAAGTTATATTAGTTATAGCGACCAACCTGTTGTTTTAACAAAGTTATCGGTTGGTTTAGTATTTGCAACTTGTGATAATATTAGAAATAATGATAGAGATATCCCATTATCTACTATTATTACTACACAAAACTTTGACTATACATATCCTACTAATAATCAAACTGGGTATTTATGTTTTTTAATAGAACATACTGTAACTCAAACTTTTTTAGCAGGGGAAACAGTTTTTTATGCTGTGTTTGGTTGTGATAATAAATCTGAAACTTTAGTGACACCAAGTGTTAGTTTTTCATTAGGTACTGTAAGAAATTGCGGTGAAGTAGATTTAACTCCAAATATGGAATTACAATTATGTTGTGATCCATCAATTGTTGATATTGTATATGATACAACATTAACAGTAGGAGATTTTTTTGTAGATAATGAAGGAAACTGTTGGGAAGCTCAAGCTAAAACAGGAGCACAAGTAACTAGTGTAAGAACAGTAACTACAAAGTATACCTCTTGTGAAGAATGTATTAGCTTTAATGAATGCCCTGATAATATAATAGTTGAATCATGTTGTTTTATGGGAGCTGAAACATTTACAGCTTCTTTACCTGGTGTTTCAGTAGGAGATGTTTTTGTTGATACATATGGTTTCTGTTGGGCAGCTATTGATGAAACTTCTGGTCCTATTACAGGTATGGTTATGATTGATACAAATTATGGTCCGGAAGCATGTGAAGATTGTTTAAATATAAATGCATGTCCTGAAATTATTAAATTAATACCATGTTGTGAATATATAGGAGGAACAGAAATATTAACTACGGCTGCATTATTTGGTTATACACCAGTAGAGGGAGAACTTGTTTCAGATACATTTGGTAATTGTTATACAGTACGGTTAGGTTATACTGGTAGTATTTCAGCACCGTTCATTGAATTTGGAACTAGTTATGGAGAACCCGATGAACCATGTATACCTTGTATAGAGGTTAATGCTTGCGGTCAACCATTATATTATAATGTTATTAATTGTTGTACAGGTGATACAGAAGTTATAGTAATTGATACTTTAATAGCACCAGAAACTGTAATAATAATAACTACTACTACTTCTCCACTTTTTCCACAATGTTGGAAAGTTGTAAGTTTTAGTAATACAGGAACAGCAACAATAATATTAGATACATTTATCAAAGATGCAAAGGACTGTAATGATTGTGTTAAGGAACATGGTTGCATTACTTATTATGAAGTAGCAGACTGTTGTGATATTGTTCCAAATGGAGTAATGTTATTACCTGATAATCTTGATTTAACACTTGTATACCGTGATGATACTGGAACATGTTGGTCAATTGTAGGACCTACAGTAGGACCCGCTACAGTTGTATGGAATGGTAATAATAGAGAATCATGTAGTGAGTGTGGTTGTGGTTAAAAAAGAAAACATATCTATAATATTAACTCTTTGTTTAGGGGTAATGTGTTTTGTCTTATTAATAAGAGATCCAAAACAAGTATACCCTATATCTACTCAAAAAACAATTGAGAAAAGAATAGAAGGTAAGGAGACTATTATTAAAGAGAAAGGTAAGGTTATTGATAATAGTAAACTTATTATTAATGAACTTAACCATGGGTTGCATGACTTACAGTCTCAACTAGATGCTGTTAAAAATTCCAGAGATACTTTTAGTATAGTACAGATCCAGGATACAATGATTCATACTCTATACCGTAGAGATAAAGAAAAAGACTTGATTATATCAAGTCAAGACACTATAATCACTGCACAACGCTATATAATCAATTCTAAGGACACTATCATATCATCCTTAACACTAGACATAAAAAAAATAAAAAGACAACGGAACTGGTCTTATATCCTTAATGGGATATTAGCCGGTGCATTAATATTAAAGCCATGACATACGGAGAATTAATTCAAGCAGGTCTGATTACTGCATTAGCTGTAATAGGCTATTTTTTAAGAATGGTCCATACGGACGTTAGAAAAACAGTAGAAGATATGGGTAAATTAAAAGGTAAAGTAGAACTTGTAGAACAAGAAGCAAGATTAAAATACCAAGCAATACAAGAACAAACTCAATTAGAACTTAAAATGCTTGCAAGAAATGTAAGTGATTTATCTACTGCAGTTAAAGAGTTAATGTTAAAATTACATAATTAATATGGATACAACATCAGTAGCAAACGGTGCACAGGACTTTGGTGTATTTGCACAGTTAGGAAATTATGGTCCTGCGGGATTAGCAGTTTTAGCTTTAGGATATGTTGCATGGATCTTTATTAAAAGACATCTTGCTGAGAAAGATAGACTTAAAGAAGAGTTAATTAAAACAGCTAAAAAGAAAACAAGAACAACTAAAAGTAAATAGTCATGTCATTTGGAATATTTGAAAGTTTAACTCAATATGGTATCTTAGGTTTTGCAGTCTTAGGATTAGGTTATTTGTGCTGGATTTTTCTTAATAGACTTATGAAGAGTGAGGATGATTATAGATCAAGAGTTGAAGAGTTAGAAGGTGAGTACAGAGAAGACTTAGAAAAAAAGTTAGAAGAAAGTACAGA